CTTTTCTTTTTCTTCTTTTAAAGTTAGATCAGGAAATTTAATCTCTTCTATCGTATTAAACTCATCAAAAAATATCTCACCATCTTTAACCACAATGTATTTATAGTTATCTTCAAATGGGTCGTAAACAACTTTACCATCTAAATTTCTTAATGATTTTTTAGGAACGTTAGGGTCTCTGACATCAAATGTTAACACACCACCATATCTCTGCCCAGTCACAGCATTTCTTAATGTGTCTGCATTCTGTGTAGAGAATAAAGCTGCTCTTTCAGCTGCCTGTGGTGGTAAATCGTTTTCTATGTATTGTTCTAACATTACCTGATACAACGCGTCATCGTCTTTCATACCTGCGATTTTTTCATCAGATGCAATCTTTATTTTTAATCTATCCATAGCAGCTTCATCACCAGCCTCTCTTTCTCTTCTTAAAAACTCTCGCTCTGCTGCTGTCCTATTAGCTGCTGTTTGATCTGCCATTAATTTATTAAAAGGATCTCTTGCAGCTATTGCAGATGTCTGAAATATATTACCCTGTGGTGGTGTCGCTAAAAGATTTAAACCAAAATTAGTTAGAAAACCTGGCATGCCACTAAATTGAAAATTAGGCATTGTTCCGTTTGCATAACCTATTCTACCACCATCAGCTACCATTTGTTTTTGATCTGCAACCTGTCTTCTTCTTAAAAATTCTTGATAGTCTTTGAATAAATTATCTCTCTGCATTTGTTTTTGTTCTTGACTTAATCCTTCTAAATATTCTTTAAATGTTGGTTCATTACCAGCATAACCTGTTCTATCTAATCCCGATGTAATACCAGTCCCTGCTGATCCACCTATTCTAAACATCGGTCTTTTTAATATTCTATTCATTATTGGTTACTTCCTGGAAATCCTATACTTAAATTAGCATTTGGTCTTGTTGCACCATAGATACCTGCAAGTGTTGTACCAACACCAAGAGCTGTCTGTAATGGCGTAGGGTTAGGTGCTATTGTTGATTGAAATTGTCCAGGGTATCCGCCCATGATTCCCGTTACCTGTCCAGCAAATCTATCTAATTGTTCTTGTGGTAGGAATGTAGCCTGTCTCGCTGCCTCTCTCTGTGCATCAAGTTGAGCTTGAGCCTGCGCCTGATTCAGTGCGCCCAATGAACCTAAACGTTGAATATCTGTACCAGTTGCTCCCTGTTGGAATGAGCCTAAACCTAATTGTTGTTGAGCTAATGCGCCTCTGTTAGTTATATCCTGTTGTCTGGCAGCTGCTGCCTGACCGAATCCTTGTTGCAAGAGACCGGCCTGTAATAACGCACGTTCTCTCGCAGCCCCTGTGCCAAACTCTGCGAGTTGCACTCCCGCTCGACCACTGCCGAGCGCACCCAAAGCTGCCTGTTGATCTCGTATACTTTGTTCTTGTATAGCTTTGTTACGATCAAATTCTGCTAATGTAGCGTCAATAACTTGAGATTGAAAAGGGGACATAAAATCTTGTACGTCCTGTTGAAAAGCCTGTGCTCCAGTTCCTACCCCACCTAGTGTGGTCTGTGCCTGTTGTAAAAATGGTTGAAAAGATCCGACACCTTGAGTTGCTAAATTTTGTGCTTGTGTTTGTAGTGCATCTTGCTGTGCTACCTGTGGTGCAAGTCCTGCTAAACTCTGTTGTCTTGTTGTAAATTCTCTCGCTGCCTGTTGTCTGGCTTGAAAATCTGCAGCGGCTTCGCCTGGTTGCTGTGTTATACCAGCAAGTCCTGTTGATACTACAGGTACACCAGATTGTGCTGTGACCTGTTTTGCTAGATCTTTTCCTAGATCCTCGACAAATTGTGCGGGTAAGGTTCTTGTAGTTGTAACAGCCATTATAATACTTCCTCTAATCTTTGTGATGTTTGAAACATTCTTCTTGCGCCTTCTAAGCCTTGCGATTCTTCAGATACGTCACCCCCGGCTTCGAGGTTCTTCATCATGTTATACATAACTTCTGCGCCTTTGTCCACATCTCCGTCGCCCGCATTTCTAACAGCATCTGCTGTAAATACAAACTCATTTTTAGACAATCTTGCAGGGACGTCATCTGCCTTTTCCATACGTCCTATTGGTACGAAGCCACCTTCAGCTCTTAAATCCATCTCTTTGCCGCCCATATCTAGCAGTGGCATAGTCTTTTTAGCTACAGGTTCTTTACCTTCTGCAGGTCCACCCTCAGCTCTAAATGCTAGAGCTCTAAAATCTTGTGAGGTTCCAGAGTTTAAAATAGATCGTCTAGCTGCTTCTATATCTATACCCTCACCTCTCGCTAATTCCTGTGCCTCTTCCTCTTGTTCCGGTGTTAGTAATCCTGCTAATGCTGACGCTCCCGCTATTGCTGTGGTTATACCTTTACCTGTTGTTAAAAACTCTCCTAATTTAAAAGCTCCTGGGGCGGTATTAGCTACAGCTGCTCCTGGAAACTGTATAGCACCACGACTAATTCCAGTTAAAAATCCTTTTCCACTAGTTGCTAAATTTCTAAACATTAAACTTGGACTCATTAATCCAGCTTTAAAACCTGCAAATCCCGTGCCTGTTCCCAATGCTCCTAAACCTGCTCCACCTGCATATAATAATGCAGCTTTACCTATCGGTGACTTTGCGATCTTCTTCACTGTTCTTGTAACTTTTTTAACAAGTTTACCCAGACCATACATCTGTCTTGCTGATTCAAAGTCCATCTCACCACCTATAATATCAGGATTCATAATGCCACCCTCTGCCATTTGTGCAACTTTTTGATCAGCTTTCTGAGCAACTAAATCACTTGAACTCATGGACATAATGTTATCATATTTAGCTTTTAAATCTTCTGATAATCCAGAGGCGCCTTGAACGTTTCTTTTTACATCACCAAATACTTCTGAAAAAGGTTGTGGATTTGGATTTAATTTTGGTCCTAAAGCTGACTGAAATAAATTATAAGCTCCTGAAGCCAGAGCAGTATCAACAGGACCCATACCCATAGTTTGACTAACGTCATAACCACCAAGTATATTATACTCATCATTTGTAATTAAACCAAGAGCAACAGCGTCTTTTAATTTTTGGTTGTTTATATTATGTTGTGTAAGTCCTTTTTTTAAATTAACTACAACAGGTGGTTTTTGATTACCACCAGTCGGTCCTTTAGGTCCGTCATCTCCACCACCTCTAAATCCTCCACCTGTATCTGTTCCAGGAGACATGGCTCCTTTACCTGCACTAGCATCTGCCTGTGCACCTTTAAAAAATCCTATTCTACCACCATTGGCTCTGAATCTTCTAAATCTATCATCATCAAATAATTTTTCTTCTGTGCTGTCTCCCTCAACCACTTGTTCCGTTTCTCCTGATGCTCGAGCTAATGCTGCCAGATACTCTGCCTCGCTACTATAACCTAGTTGTGCCCAGAGAGGAGTATCTCCACCTCCACCCATACCACTACTGTCAACTGGTGTTGGAGACTGCATTCCTAAAGCTTTTCTCATGTTACCAGTTTGTTTTGCAACCTTAAATAAAGTTGGTAAACCAAATATAGGGTTAATTAATGAAGCACCTGTTAAAAAAGGATTAGCTCTTCTTTCAGCATTTAAATTTTTTAAAAAATTAGTTCCTGTGTCTTTTCTTAATCTTGTAGGAACATCTACTTCTGGATCAGGGTCTCCAAATACCGGGTTTGTTACTGGTCTGATTGGTCCTGCTATGTCTCGCATGTTTGGTCGACCTTGACCTCTTCTATCTCCACCACTAGTCGATGTTCCAGGAGATATGTCATCTCCTCTAGCTAAACCAGCTGAAAAGAAACCTGTTCTTCCACCGTTTGCTAATAATTGTTTTGCTATTTGAGTTCTAGTTATGGCCATTTATCTATCTTATTTTGTTTCCCCAAATAAATCAAGGCTAGGTAGAACCACTTTGACATCTTTTCTTATGTCAGATTCTGGAACACCTTTTGCTTTCCAATCAGCATCGTCCTTATATTTCTCACCTGTTTTAAGGTTACTGATAGTTTCTATGATATCTTCTGGTTTTATTACTACTACATCTTTCATTATGATATTACCTCTCTTGGCTGTATTTCTAATATTGAAGCTATGACGTGCAGCTCGTTCGCGCCAGCAGCCTGTACTTTAAGAACCTCACTCTCCTCCATGACAAGGGGTTGGGTTAAAAGTTCTGTTGTTGCCTTGGATGCTATTGCTTTATCTTTAAATAGATTGAATATAGCACCACTAGAATCAACTAATGTTATGGTTATCGTGGTCCCTGATCCGGCGTCTTCGGATACCAGTAAAGATTTAACCACAGCTGTTTTTGCTGACGGCACAGTGTACAACGTTGTCAGATCTGTTGTTGTTAAATCTACTTTTTTATTTATAAAACTATTTGCCATTAATTTAAAAAGAAGTTTTGAGCTTCTACCTCGTCTTTTAGATCTTGTTGATACGTGGTATTTAATTTTACTATTATACCGTCTAGATCTCTAGCCTGAGCCTCTGCTACAGTGTAGTCATACTCTTGTGCTGGTCTGGTTATAATCTGTGTAATCTTTGCCATTATCTACGTCCGTCTGGTTGTACATCTAATCTAAAAGTTCCTAGCTTCCAACTCTGATCAGCAGCCGTGTTTTCTATTTTTACTGAAACTGCTCTAGCTCTCGCACGTGTATCAACTTTGGTTGTAGCTGAAGTAATATCAAATGGTCCAAGAGGCGAACTAGCCTGTGTGCTATTTGGATAATTCTTTAATTGTAACGTAACTCTTGTGGTTCCTGTTTGTGATATAAAATCTGGTATAAATCTTCTTATCTTCATTATAAACTCACCGTCTCCTCTAAAAGTTGCAACACCTGTTTGTGTTCCTTGAGCCGATCTTTGTTGTGTAATATCAAAATCACCAGAAGATATATTTGACAGCACTGCTGTTATAGTACCATTTTTATTTTGATCTGTGCCTGTCTCATGTTCATAATATGAAGTTCTTCCTTCTGTGTTTCCTACAACATCAAAAGATGAATCATTGCCTGCAGTGTATTCTAACGCGTGTGGTGTTCCAAAAACAGCAGAGTCTCTCCACATAGTTCTAGCAAGTGTGCCCACAGTCCATACAGGTCTTTGAGGTGAAGAATCAAAATAGTTATATGCAACCATTTTATTAACTACATCTGATGTAGCAGAAGGGTAAAACCATATAACCTCACCAAATAGATTATTTAATCCTGCAGACACTAGTTGATTACCAGATGCTAGATTTATATCATCGTAAACGTGGTCTTCTACCAAACAAGGTAGTGATTCTAATCTACCACCATATCTAAAAAAACCATTCTCTGACATCCAGTAAGCTGCGCCATCAACTTCTACACATGCATTCTGTCCAACAAGTCCGCAATGTGTTCCGACCTGTGAGAAAGCAAAAGTAAGTGGTTGACCAACAAAACGTTGTGTAAATAAAGCTGTATCAGTCCAAACAAGAATTGCATCTCTACCCCTGATAGCACCTCTGATCTGTGATCCATCGGCTAGTCTCTGTGTACCAGCTGTATTGGTTGCTGTAGGTGCGTAAGTGTTTATATCCTCCTGATCTGAGAATCTTATAAACATATCATCTTGCGTAGATGTGTCTCCAATAGTTGTCTCTGTTCCATAAAATACTAAGTGACGATCAGGTGTAGATACAATCATATGTCTTGATGCTGTTGGTGCACCCGATATGATAGTCGCTCTAGTTTCTGTAGCGTTACCTAGATTAGAGTCCCAAGAAAAAACAGGACCATCATGAATTAAACAAATAGCTTTGTCACCAAAATTATCTAATGACCACATACCAGGATCTAAAGCTAAACCTTCTGCTGTCTGTTCATTCCATGCAGCGTAATCTGTACCATTAGTAACAGTAGCACCATCGCTGTGAGATGCAGCTGTGGTTCCTCTAGCACCTCGTGTTACACCAGTTAATGTGTTACTGCTTATACCTGTATATTGAATCATCTCTGTTCCAATCAATACAAAGTTAGTTCCTGTTGCGGGAAACTGTGTAGCGTTTGTTAGAACTATAGTTGTTGTGCTTGCATCTATAGCTCCATTCAAAGTAGTTGTTACTGCTCCAGTGTCCTCACCACCATACGTACCTAAGCCCCAACCAAAACCTTTTTCTTGAACAGCTGTGCCTACGGGATAATAATGTTGTACTCTAATACCACCTGATGTTGTTGCTCCGGAACCTGATTCGTTTGATGGCATTGTAACTGTCAGAGTTGTTCCTGTTGGAACAGAGGTCACCATAAATTTTTTGTCGTTAAAATCTGAAGCTCCAAAGTTAGATCCTGTTATAGAAGAAAAATTATCTAATAAAATTATATCGTTAGGAGATATACCATGAGCTGTAGAAAAAGTTATCGTTACAGCAGAGTCACCGTTGGTTGTGCTAAATGCACTTGTAAGTGTTGTTGTAGTTTTAATAGGGTGTATGTCATAGAATACACCACCAGAAAAAGCATAAAGTATTCTGTTAGTGCCGATGATCGCATATCTTCTGCCTGCTGTATTTATAAAATGATGTAAACCTCTACCAGCACCTGTTAATTCATTAGAATTAAGTGCCCCTAATTGGTTCCAGCCACCTATTTTTTCAGGTATACCATATCTAAATCTAACATTATCACAATCAGTCCATTGGCCCTCTGCTCCGGTTTCTGTGATTTGTTTGTTAATACCTGGTTGAAATCCTATTTTTTGCAGCATAATAAGACACTATATATAGTTTTTAATTTTTTGATAGCATTATATCCCAATCCAGCTTGGATATCAAATGCTCTAAACCACGTTAAAATTTATGATGGATCTGGTTCCCTTGATGGGTTGTTCAGCCGTGTGCCACAAAGAACCATCAAAAGTCAATATTGTGCCCTGTTTAGGAGTAACTCTTTTCCATTCTTTTTTATTTTTATAGATAATAGTATCTCCATCAGAGTCTAGTAAGTAGTATATAAAAACTGTATGGGGCTCGTCTCTGTCTATGTGTAAAGGATCTTTTTTTCTTATTAATTTTTTATTTAAGGGCAGCTGTAAAAAAGCTCTGGCTTGAACAATATTACCTTTTACAACATGTCTAAACAACTCTAACATATTAGCCTGTTCAGATATGACTCTACCGTCCTCTATAAATGTGTGACCAAAAGCAGGAGTATAATTTCCACTGTCCTTAAAAGTTACATCATTTACATAGTACCAAGGAAAGGTTGATAAAATAAAATTTTTTAATTGTTCTTGAGTCGCCTTGTTAAGAACGTTCTCGATGATTTTCATGAAAAATTATTATGGTGTCGGTGTATCCCACGCAAGAGTCTCAGCATTCCATTCAAAGGTATTTGCTGGAACGTTACGATCTAAAGCTTTCCACATTTGTTCATCTTCATCCCAAAAGATTGCATATGGTATTACATTTCCGTTATCGTTATATGTGTCGATTGTAGGATATGGAACTGGAGCTCTCCAGTCATCGTTATCATCTAGGCTCCAAGATACATAAGGTTGTCGGTGTATAAATTTATCTTTAGCATAATCATATACATCTCCCTTACCTGCGTATTGTTTTCGTATGCCATTTTGAAATGTTTGTTTCCAAGTGCCACCTTTAAACCAATTAGCACACCATGTTTCTCCATCAACGTGCATTGGGTTATCTTTTAATTGACCATCAGCAGTGGCAATGTCATCTCCTACTGCTACCACTTGTACGACTCCCCATATTGTTTTTGAATCATCAAATGGATCAGGTTGTTTTTGTAATTCTGCGAAATATTGTGCCATGTCAGTCTATACCCCATCCTTTCCGTGTTGTAAATAACTATCTTTATTAAAATATTGTATCCTATTAACCCTCAATTTAGGACAATCTCTTGCCTGTATTTTACCTATAAAAAATACCAAACTCAACCTATCTTCTTTAGGGTTAGAATAGATATTATCTATACCGTGCCATTGAAAACCATCAAAAGCCACCAAAGTATTATATATGTTTTTAAAGGTATGCGTCTTTACAAATTGCTTTTCTACAAAAGCCATTTCTTTTTTATATTGATTTAAGTTTATTTTATTTCTTTTATAAAAATTTATTTTGGCTTTAATTCCTTTCTCATTATCAACGGGTTCTTTTTTAAGCGCATACAAACTCGTACCACTTTCAGGATGACTTTGTTTGTTTAAATAAATTAGACCTCCCAAAGCTGTACCGTCACGATGAATCCAACCTTTGTTTCTTACATCTTTTAATGATTTTGAGTAAGGTTTAATTTTATGAAACTCTAGATAAGTGTCAGAATAATTAATGTTTTCAAAATCTTCAAAGTAAACTGATAATATTGATAGGATAGTTCTGTTAAAAAAATCATAATCTACTGTATCTAGATTTTTAGTTCGCACTCCTGGATAATTACCTTCTTTTGGTTTTTTATATTTAAGACTGTTTGCAAATTTAACGACTTCATCCGGTTCTGCAAAAAAATTATTAATACTTGTTATTGGAAATATATTCATTATACCCTTAACTTTATGTTACCAGACACAGTGATTCGATAGCCATCGCTAGTGTAAAATGGAAAGACCTCGTGTACCTGTGGTGCAGGAAAAAATACTATCTTACCTTCAAAACTTTTATCTACATTCAATGGCCACAATTCTATTTTGCCAAATTTATTAATAACATGAAACACAAATTTTGATGTGTAATTATTACCAGCATTAATGGTAAAATATTTGCTTTCCTTGTTAAGAGAATAAGGTATTTTTATAAATATTACAAAACTAAACACACCAGAGTGACGATGAGGTGGATTAAACTCATGTTTCTTTTGAAAGTTACACCACACATCAGCGAGATCAAACGGTAAATTTTTAGTTAACGTTCTTATAGTATCTAAATATTTAAAAAATCTTTTATCTACCATATTTATTAACATCCTTATAATATCATCAGGTGGACGATCTAATGCATATTCCTCTTTAATGTGTCCTGCCAACTTATTGTTTTCTTGTATATTTTTTATTTTAGCTTTTTTACATGCTTGTTTAAACCATTTATAATGTTCTTTAGAAAGTGTTGCATAATTAAATTCTAATATGTCTAATGATGTTTTATCTTTCTGCCAATTACTCATTGTTTTCTAAACTCGGACGGTAGTCCCAACATGGGTCTGCCATCATATTTATTCTTAGAGCCAAATTCATTATAATGTAAAAAGGCTTGACCAGACACATCGCCTTCAAACTCTTCTCTCCAATGTTCCATTTTATCTCCGCTATATATAAGTAAGTCACCAGGAGTTAAGTCAACTTTAAATCCATCTTGAGCACGATTCTTTGTAGTATTTAAATATATTGGCCAGGGATCTCCTCCTAGATTTAGAGTAGCAGATATAGCACATGATCTTCTATCTTTATGTCTGGCTAAAATATCTCCGTGTTTATAAAGTCTCGCATAAGAATATGTTTCAACTAATTTTATTTTTGTTTTCTTCTCAATAATATTTTTTAAAGATATTAATAGTGTTTCCATTGCATGGTCTGAGTAAATAGAGTACGTGTTTGGAACTAGTTCATCTAAATAATACCCCATGGTTTTATCATAAGGTGAAATAAATCTCATTGCCTGCATGTGGTCTAATACGTGCTTTTTAAGTTTTAAATAATTAAATAAAAAATTAGCCATGTCTTTATGTAAGACATCTCTTACAACTTCAAATTTATGTTTTTCAAACTTCATGTCTAACTTTCTTTAACCATTCTTTGTGTGTAACGTAACTGTATGTATCGTCATATTTTATCTTTATCAATTCTTTAAAATTGTCATTAAGCATACTATATTGTTTTTTTATTTTTTCAATATCTATTAATCCTAAGCCATGCATAACTACGATATAATTAGGGTCTCTAAATAAAAGATAATTAGTCTCACTAAAATCTTCTCGTATGGGTAGTCTAGTTTTAAACAATTCTAATCTATCCTTGAGTGAATCAGGCATTACCTGGGTTTTCCAAAATTTTTCTTTTCTAGGGGTTATATAATGTAGGCATATAAAGTCTCTTATATTTAACATGATATGTTCCATAGTTTTATTAAATTTATCTATGGTCTTTTGATTGTAATTAATTATGTAATGCGAAAGTAAAAAAGCTTGTTGTATAGAAGTACCAATGGAAGATGCCTCGAGTGGCTCTACAAAATTAGCGCTTAACCCCACAGCAAAACAATTTTTTATCCATGACTTTTCTAAATACCCAGGATCGAAATTAATTTGTTTTCTAACCTCGACATCTTTTTGTAATTTTTTCTCTACTTCTTCATGTGCTTGTTCCTTAGTAATTATATCACTATCGAATATATAACCATTACCTGTTCTACCCCATACCGGAATGCTAAACATCCAACCTGCTTTCATAGCTGTAGCAGTGGTATATGGGTTATAGTTTTCCATATCCTCTGTTGGAAAAACTATTGCAGATTTAACTTTTAAGTATTTACTAAAACTAATCCATCTGTTTTTAAATTTATTTATTAATACTCTTCTAAATCCTGTGCAATCTATAAAAAAGTCTGCTGTGTATTTTTGATTACCTTTTATATATTTGATTCCATCTTTATCTAATTTTACTTCTTTAATTGTGTCCTCTTGTATTGTTATATTTCTTTCCACGCATTTTTTTTGCAAGTATTTATTTAATTTGTATGTATCAAAATGAAGTTGATTAAGTGGTCTTGGATCATTAGGGTTTATTTTTTTAGATAGATATTTTTTACCGAATACTCCATCATTTAATACATAAGAAAGATAACCAACTTGTTCTTGTCCTACTTTTTCATCAGGATGTGCAGAATGCAGATAGTTCTTTTTACCCCACTCTTTAAAATAAATCCCTGACTTCAATGTTGAATTACACTCTCTTATTATCTCATGAAAATCTAATTCACACCAATCAACAAAATCTAACCAGTGTTCCGTGCTCCCTTCTCCAACACCAATGATACCAATATCATCAGACTTAATTATTTTAATGTCCATACTTTGACTAAATTTTTGTTTTAAAATTAAGGCGGTAACTAATCCCGCTGTGCCTGCACCTACAATTGTTATCTGCATAATTTTTTTAAATTAAAGTTATACGCTAAAGAAATCCTCTCTTTGTTATGTGTTTGCATTTGTACACAGTGATGTAGAGAAGATCTAAAAATTAATAAATTACCTTGCACCGAATTGTATTCTACTTTTGAACTTAAAGCAGGAGAGTCTATATCAAAGTGTGCATTGAATAAACCCTCATCTCTTTCAAATATTATTTTAGGATCATTCCTAGTTGATTTTAAAACATAGATCACAGATACCATCTGATTAGGATGGCAGTGAAATTCTTGAAAATCGTGTTTCTTATAAATATTAAACCAACCCTCAGAAGTATGTATGGTGTATGTACCACCTATGGCTTTTATATATTCATGAACTTTTTGATAAATAATATTATTTATTAGATCGAATTTTTTATCTTTACAAATATTATGTGTGTAACAGGTTTGATATAATGTTGCTACCCATCCGCTTTCTTTATACTTTATTTTTTTTTGTAATTTTTTACAGATGGGAACAATTTCTTTAGCTATCTTTTCGTGGTCTTGTAAAATCTCTTGACCAATAAAAGTAGGAAACCAGGTCTCTATATTTATCATACACCTATTTTGTCTGCTTTCGGCACCGCTTGAACATTCCAATGTATAAATCTAAATGGGTCATAGCCCACATCAACAGAGAATAGATGTGGTAGGTAAGAGGGAAAAAACATCATCGTGCCTGGTTTAACTTTATAATGTATTTCTGGACTTCCGTAGGTAATCTCAGTTGCACTTTTTACAGGTAAACCGTTCATTGCATGACCGGGTCTTGGATCATGAAAGACAGGTCTAGAGGTACACTCACTTGCCTTTAAAAAATAAAAACCTGATATGTGACCATTCCAATGAGTATGTAGAGTATGGTGTCCTCCACCAGATTTAGCAAACTCTTGAACCCAACTTTCTGTTAACATGATATCAAATTTAGATAAATCATATCCCATCTCTAGTAATAAATTTCTAGCAGTAAGCGTAACGTACTGATGAAACGATGCAAAATTTTTATTTTGTATAAGAGATGTTGAATGAAACACATGTCCCATATCTTTTTTATTTCCATAAGTTTTGTTTCTTTTATCTATCATCGGCTTAAAATATTTTTTTGCAGCAACAATATATGGGTCTGAGTATTTATTTAATTTTTTAACATGTTCTGGTACTTGGGCTACCCAAACAGGTGTAGGAAATAAATCTGCCCTATCTAATTGTTTTGGAAATTCTATCGCCATTTTTTACCTCTCATCCAACACACTAGGCTGTGTCTAACTCCTTTAGTAACAGGGGCTACTTTGTGAAAGGCATAAGAAGGAAAAACCACAACAGCACCTCTGGTTTGCATAAAATCTAATTTATATGTTTTTGAATTTTCAGGATTAGGGTTTGGTCTACCCATCCAAAAATCTCCACCTTCATACTCATTAGGGTCAGTTAAATTTAAACACAAAGAAAGTTTTCTCGTATCTGGTCTAGCGTCTTCTCTTGGTCCATCTAATTGATCTACATGCCAATCATAATGATCACTAGGATCATATCTTGTATATTGAATTGGTTCTGCAGTGGTAAGTTCAAAATTATAGTTCTCATTACCCATCTCAATAAACTTTAGAAGTTCTTTGTATATCCATTTTTCACTTAACCAAACAACTTTAGATTTTCTGAAGTCACTAAATACTTCTCTAGATTCTGGGCCCGTAGTAGATGCATTTCTTTTTTTTAGTGTGCTAGCAAATTTAATTACGTCATCACAAAACTTAGTGCCAACCGCATCTTTCCAAAACCAAAATAAATTGTTTTCCATACTCTTTCTTTAGGGTTTTATACAGTAAAATATATCTTGTGTCTAGAGTCTACTCAAAAGAAACACAGCCAGAGACTATGAATTTTGCAACCGTGCATGATCCTGCGGTTACAAAGGTATTACAACTCGGAGATATAGTCATGGCCGCAGGTTTACAAGCTGTAGGAAATCTTAAATACACAACTCCAGCAGCACCTACATTGGTACAACTAGTTCGTTGACTTCCGCCACCACCTTGATTTGCTGTGGCTACGTTATCTGATCCTCCGTCTCCCCTACCGTTACATGATGTAGTTACATAGGCTCCTATTCCACCACATCCAAAATTTTTAGTTGTTCCTTCTATGTCAGAAGCTTTTCCATTACCAGCTGCTCCCGGTCCTGCTGGACCTCCGTTGGCTCCAGCTGAACAAGCTCCCCCACCAGATCCAGCTCTAAATCCTGGGTTAGGTGGTTGTCCTGCTCCTTGAGATGGCACGGGACCGCCAGGGTTTCCGTAACATGATCCAGCTCCACCAGATGTTGCTGATGTGTGGTGATAACATCCACCACCGCCACCAGATCCTCCTGATGGATTAGGCGCTGCTCTTCCAGGTCTATGTCTTCCATTACCTCCACCGCCACCTTTTACGGTTATGGCTGAAGGCTCACATTTAAAAGCGATTGAAGTTCCGCCGTCACTAGCTGCACGACAGTTGTTATCTCCAGGTGCATGATTACCAGCTCCGCCGGCTCCGACTTGAACTGAGATTGCTCCACAAGCAGTATTTTTAGTTACAGCAGCTGTACCAGGAGCGCAATAAGAAAAGTGAACTCCGCCACCGCCTCCTCCGCTGCCGTAGCCTCCTACTCCTCCGCCGCCGCCACCGACGACAAACCAATCATACGTAATACAAATAGGTCCTCCACCTCCGGAACCAAATCCTAAGATCTGATAACCGAAAGATTTACCTTTTCTATCTTGAGTATTTTTAGTGCTCTTACCTGCTGTAAGTTTTTTTTCTATTTCTCTCATATCTAAACCTCTTACGCGTCGTTAGCAGCGTCTGTAGTGAAGAATAGTTTAACACCAAGTAGTCTTGCATCAGCATCTAAATCATCTGCTGAAACATCTCTTGATATTTGAAAAAATACATACTCATCCGCACCGGGTGAGCCTGCGATTGTTACTGCTCCACTTTCTGCTGTCACGTCTAAATCGTTTGATGTACCACTATGAGCTTTTGCAGTTGGTCCTACAGCTGTTCCAAAAGCTGTATTTAAATCTCCATTATCAGCTAATGCAACTCCTTGTAAAACAAAAGCAGTAGTTCCTGTGTTTGTTGAAGTGGCTGTAAAAAATGCTTGGAAAGTTACTGTGCCTTCATTCCATGATTTAGGAAATGCAACAGCGAACTGTGCAAATTCATCAGAAGTTTTGTCAAAGTCTAAAACTTTTATTTCTGGTCCATTAGATAATTCTACTTGTGCAGCTTCAGCACCACTTGTAGTATTTGGATACATAGCAACTGCTGGAACCCATATAGTTTCTTTACCAGCAATCTTAACTGCTGATACACTTCCACCACCATCTTCTGCTTTAATTACACCAGAACCTTTTGTTTTAAGGTCTATACCAATGTTAGTGTCGCCACCAGATGCTGTAATTGATGGATTGTTTCCTGTTGCAGCGTTTGCGTACGTAACTTCATTAACAGCAGAACTTGTAGCTGTTAAAGTAATTAATTCATTTCCGTTTGTATCTTGGATATTTGTTCCAATTTTAGGAGATGTTAAAGTTTTATTTGTTAAAGTCTGTGTTCCGGTTGTTGTGACATCCCCGTCTCCAAAAGCCAAAGTTATAATATCAGGGTTAGTTCCATCATTAGCTGATGCAAAAACTAATTGATCACCTTTGTCAGTTGCTGAGAAAGTAAATGAATCTCCTGATCCAGTCACATATTTAAACTGTACTGTGTAAGCCCCAGTGCTAGAATTTCTTAAAAAATAAAAAGTTTGAACGTCTAAAGGTATTGTGACAACTGCATTACCAGATAATGATCCGGTAAACTCTATCATTCTGTGAGATAATACAGCTCCAGTTGATCCATCTGAAACAGCTAAATTAACTGTGCCACCACTTGTCAATGCTTGTTGTGTAAATCCACCAGAAATTTGTTCTATAATTTGTAAATTAGTATTAGTCTTCGTCCCCCATGTACCGGCGTTTTCACCAGTTGCTTGAAGTTCTACCCCTAAAGGTGTGTATGTTGATGCCATAATTTTTATCTCCTATGCAGCGTCACTATAACTTGTATTTGAGCCAGTTGCAACACTTGTATACGATGTATTTGAACCTGTGTCAACGTTCGAATATCCTTGAATTCCAAACCCTGTAGCAGTTCCAAACGCAGCCACAGAAACTGTTGCTTGTTGGCCTGTTAATTCTATATCAAAAGTAGAGCTAATTGACAACCCTGTTCCTACATTAGAAGTAGCAGATTGTCCCGTTATACCTAAAGTTAAATCTGTAGGATCTATTGATCCAACGCTAGATGTTGAAGATTGTCCTGATAATATTATTATAGGATTTGAATTTACAGCTATACTTCCTAAACTTATTGTTGATGATACACCGGTTAAATCTACATCTGGACTTGAAAGTTCTGTAGTATCTCCAATAGAAACGGTCATTGATTGACCTGTTAATTGTACTGCTACACCAACGATCGGAGATGGACTTCCTACCGAAACTGTCCCAGAAACTCCTGTTAAACTAACTGTAACGTCTCCAACAATTGTAGGATCACCAACAGAAGAAGTTGTAGCTTGTCCTGTTGGTCCCATTACACTTGCAATATCATCTAGTGCAAATAGACCCCAAGAATTATTACCCCAACCTTTAGCACCCCAAGTGCTATTACCTTGACCTGTCTCTAATCCAAAACCTGTTAATGATACTGCAGCATCATTTGCTCGACCATATCCTTCTTCACCCCAACCATCACGGCCCCAACCTATTTCGTTGTAAGCTTCTAAAGATCCAACAGAAGCAGTCATTGATAATCCTGAAACCTCTACTGAATTGTCTGGTATTTGTCCCCACTCTCCAGAGTTCCAAGATTTACCACCCCAACCTTGTTGAGGTACACCCATATTTGTTCCGTCACCAACAGATGAAGTTAATCCAAATCCTGATACATTTACTACTGGGTTAAAACTTTCTCCAAATGGTCCAGCATTCCAGGTATTTCTACCCCAACCATTTGATTGAAAAGATAATAATCCATCAACATTTAATGTGGTTGTTAATCCAAATCCTGTAAGAACAGCTGAATTATCATTTACCTGACCCCATTCTCCTGCACCATATGTTTCACCACCCCATCCTTTTGAAGGAACAGCCATGTTAGTTCCGTCACCAACAGAGGAGGTTAAACCAAGACCAGTTAAAGAAACATCAACTCCATCTTGTTTTCCCCAAGAATTTTGACCCCAGGTAAACATACTCCAAGTATCGGCCTCAGGGGTATTAGCCGTCCAACCCATGCCAGAGTGGTTAGTGCAATAATAATATAAAGTTGGTGCAGATTCTGCCACTGTTATTTGAGTGTAGGCCCCTGCTTGACCAGCGGTCCCACCAGTTACTACTCCGGTGGTATACTGACTACCTCCAGAGTGTGTACCGTTTGCAGTTGTAGAGAATCTTAATGGGTGTCCACTATTTGTAGAGTCTGATTGATCAAAATAATATGTCCCAGTTTCAGCTATATATAAAGTTACGTCTGCTGTTGCGGTTGAACCGTCTATTGCATATTTATTACTTGAACCAAAATTATGATAAGGGTGGTTTGCAGGATTACCACCAACCACTGTGACTTCAAAAACTCTAGTCGTTGAAGAGTCAAGTGTATTTACTTGTCCACCCATGCCTGAGTGAACCTGACAGTAATAATATAAAGTTGGTGCGGAAGCTGCTACTTCTATCTGTGTATACGCTCCGGATGATCCTGGAGTCCCATTGGTGGTGACATTGGTCGTATACTCACTTCCTCCGGAATGTGTCCCGTTAGATGTTGTAGATAATCTTAAAGGGTGTCCAGAGTTAGAAGAATCGGATTGATCAAACCTATATGTTTTCCCCTCTATAAGATTTAGAGTCTTTTGTTGTGAACCGTCGATAACGTATTTATTACCTGAACCGGTGCTAACAACCGTTACTGTGAAGGTTTGAGTAACGGACATACCGCGTTACTCCTTTACGCTATACGAATTATTGCGTTAGATGCGTCTGCTGTTGGGAATTGTATTGTAAATGTTCCGCTTGTTACAGTTTTATCAGATCCAAAATCAATTACACAAACTGCTGGATCACCTGTAGCTGAGTCATTAAAAATTAAACAACCTCTTGCCGTAAAAGATGCAGACGTAAAACTTGTATCTGCAAAATCACAAACTGCAGTCGTACTAGATGCGACTGGTGTAACGCTAGTAAGAGCATTTCCTTTAGCTGTATAACCAGATCCAGAAACTTCTTCAGAAGTTGTGTACGCTGTAGTCGCAGCTCCTAATGAAGCTGAGCTTGTGTATAAAGCTAAATTAAAAGTATTTCCAGACGATGCTGTAAAATCATGAACTCCTTTTAAAAGTTCTACTTTGAAACTTGTGCAAACTGCCGATGTTATTGCCATAATTTAATCTCCTACGGGTTTACTGAGTTTACCGGTATTCGAACAGTGCCATCTGTGTAGTCATCTCTTCGTCTTCTACCGACTTGCTCGTTAGCAAACTTTTGTACTTCCTGTTTATACTTATTTTCGTATAGTGTCAACATATCTATAGGGCCTTTTAAAAATCCATATGCCTCTGATAAACAGCAGTATAGCAGCCCATTTGGAAAATTAAGACTAATATAATTAGTGTCATTATTTTCTAATAATGCAGGCATCGCATTAAAATGCACCCTGAATTTATACGTTGTGTCAGGAACTGGAGCAAACATCATTCTTCCTGAATTAGTGTCTGCCTCACCTGTAGCACCACCAAACATAGCATAATATTTTGGTTGTCCTCTTTTAGCAGATTCAGTTGATGAGATATACTCTTGAAGATATGTAACATCTTTTTTCTCTAACCATACGTTAGCACCAGTTGTGGCTGATGTTGAATCATAAACCTGTATACCTCTGATAAAAACTGCTCCTGCTGGTGCGTTAATTGACTCTTGACCTGTAACTAA